GTTTTACCAAATGTAGTATCACCATTTGAAAACACATTATATAAAGCACTTGTTGTAGTTGATCCATTATATCTTGGTCTTATATGACGTTGATATGAGTCTGTAAAATCTTGATATTGGATACTTTGAGTTACATTAGTTCCATTTTCTAATGTTGTTAGTAAACGTCTGTTACTTGAAGTTTGATTTAATTCAACATTATTTAATAATGGGTTATAATCTACATTCCAAATACTTTCAGAGTATGAACTTGTATTACTTGGATTATACCCAATAGCGAAAGGATTATAGTTGTTTATATCAAAATCATCATGTATGAAAATAGATGATGATGGTAATTCACCAGTGAAGAAATCTCTACCATCTGATAACATTGTTACTGGTCCTAACTCACTATTAATAGTATAGTTGTATATAGATTGACTATAGTTACCACCATTACTAGCGGTAATATGAACCATAAGTATAGAGCCACTTAAGTTATTTTCTCTTTCAACACTAGGATCTTCTATTTTAACAACTGGTCTTTCAAGTAAGTGAGGTTTAATAACAATACCTGTAGCTAAATTTGTTCTAGCTGGTGTAAAATCTTTAAGTGTTCTAAATAATGAGTTGTGGAAATACTCTATTAGATTAATAAAATCTTTATAGTTGTATTTGTTTACATATTTTTTAAAATAATCTTCTCTTAAATTATCTAAGTCTATATAACTATTACCTGTTGGATCACCTATAAATTCATCAATTGTATAAGTTGAACCAAGTTGAGCAATGATATCTTTATTAATTTCATCTTGAGGTGATAAACCAGCATCTAATAAATGTATATCTTTTGAAGTTGGAAGTATAGGAGATAATTCAATACTCTTATTAGGTAATAATTGAGTACCATATAAACTACTACTTACAATTCTAACTTTATCAGTTACTGGATTAGCATATCCTGAGTTAGCTACATCAGCATAATATGTTTCAGTAAATGAAGTATAGTTATTTTTATTAGTAAAGCTAGCAAATGAAGCTGTCCAAGCTTGAATTGTTTGATCTGGAGCTACAGAAGCAACAGCTGTTGTTGTGGTGTGATTATAAGTGTATAAATCATTACCTAAAGCAAATCTAGCTGCTAAGTCATTATAAGCAGATGAAGTATAATTACCTTCAAATGATTCAGGATTTAAAACATGTGAGTCAAAAGCTGATTCAGATATATAATTAGACCACAATCTTGCTTCTTGAATTGAACCACTAAATGGATAAGAACCACTACCAAAAGTAAGTGTTGTTCCACTAGTGTACCAAGAACTATTTTGAGTTGTAGTTGTTAAACTAGCACTTGCTACGTGTCCTATTTCTCCCCAAACATTATTTTTAACATAAACAGTATAAGTTTGAGAAGTACCCACATCTCCTATTCTTAAATCAGGATTTGATCTTTGCACTAATACACTATACCAACTAGTATCATTATCTGATCCAGTTTGGAATACAGGTACAGTTGAAGATGTTACTGAAGTTGAACCTAAAGTAAATTTAAAATAACCAAAATCTCCTACACTTCCTGAATATATAGAGTCATTTGATCCAGTAGCTGTATAAATTACATTTAAGGAATAGTTAGCTCCATTATAAAACAATGATTGAGTAGTAGAGTAACTTGGTGAGGCTTTAAATCTAAATTCAATACCATTTGGAGCAATATCACTATATCCCGTTCTAGATAAACTTTGTGATGTATAATTCCAAGGTACACTCACTTTACTTGAACCTGATAATTGTAAAGCATAAGTGAATCTGTCATATTCATATTCACTAGTAGATTCAGTCTTATCAACACCACCGTATTCAAGATAAGACATTATTGTAGTTGGAATACCAAATACAGTGTTTAAGTATTGAATAAAGCGAGTTGTACCTTTAGATTTAAGTAATAAAGGTAAGTTATGATATAATCTCTTATAAAATGATTTTTGTTGATCTTGTCCAGCAGTTTGATATTGAGATGATGTTACTAATGTCTGATATGAACCTGTGTTAGGTAAATAAGTACCATCAGGATTTACTCCATACAAATATTGGAATACATCAGTACCATCTTCATCAGTATAAACATTTATACCTAAAGATTGTAAAGCAAAGTACACTAAATCCTTAGATATACCTTCAGTTAATTTATTTTTAGCTTGATATAAGTCAGTTATAGCTTTAGTGTAAAGCCAAACCTCATCAAACATTGTTCCTATTGAACCTATAAACTTAAATAAGTTATCGTTACTTGTATCCTCGTTTATATAAGTTGGTAAAGCGTATCTTAAATAGTTTTGATTATCGTTATCATAAGCAGAAGCTGATACTGATTGACTAGTATAGAAATTTAAACCTGGAGTTGAAGCAGCTGACCAGTTTATATATGGTTTAACTGATGTACTCTTAGGCCATGCTTTAGAACTAGATTCAAAATAAAGATAAGATTCGTATCCATCAAGTCCTTGTATAACACTATCTACCTTATACTGATAACTTTGAGCGTCAGATTGAGCAGTTGTATTACCAGCTGAAGCAGCTGAAGCACTAGCTGATGTATAAGTTTCAATTAAGTTTAACTTATATTTAAATCCATCTAATCTTTGTTGAGCTGAAGAGAAATGAATAAATGATTCATAATTAGTATAGTCAACATTTATTTCAAAATTAGATGAACTAATATATCCAAGTAAAGATTGTAATTGTGAGTTTATACTTACAGTAGATGTAGTTAATTTATTTAAATTATAATAACTTGTTGGATTAACTCTTACATCATCTAACTCAATATCAAAGTTAGGTCCACGTAAAGATGGAAATACAAACTCTATAGGATCTTGAGTAACATTAACTTGGAATAGCTGACTGTTAGATATTTTATCAACTACACCTACTAAAGCTGATAAGTTTATTTCAGGGGGAAGTGGATTAAGTAATTTTATTAATACACTAGATGGATTTGTGTTTTGATCTAAAGCTATATTAATAGCAGGAATTAGACTACCAAATCCTAAATTGATATAAAATTCTTTAAAGTATCCTAATGATTGGAACTCATTTATAAATTCTAAAGCACCTTGAGTTAATACCTCATTAGAAACATTGTTTGTAGATAATCTAATTTCAGTTCTATCTGCTGAAATTTCTTTTATAAAAAATATTCTATCATTAGTATTAACAATCTTAGGGCGTAAGATGTTATATTCAGTCTTATAGTCACCAGTATTAATACCAAGATTAGTTAAGTCTTTTCCTGGATCAAATTCTAATTCTTGAACTAAAGTAGTTTCACCTGTAAAAGTTCCTGGTAGTTTATAATTACGAAATGGACTAACTTGAAATAAAAATGTGTTTCCTAAATTATAGACATTCATTTCTACATAGTCACCAGATACACCAAAGTTTCTAGTTTGGTTAACTGTACCAACTAAAGCAGCTGACGAGCCTGATAGTATGTTGTTGTCTATAAATAGTCTTGTAACAGTTGTAGTAGCCATAATTATATTTCTTCTATTTCACCAGGATTAAGACCTGTTACTTGTAAAATTTGATTTTTTAACTCAACATTTTCTTGTCTTAATGAGTCAATTTCAGCTTGTAAATCATCTAGAGATACACCTAAATATTCTAAACTTTTAGTTGCTAAACCTAGATGAGAATTATCTGATCCAGATGGTGGAATTTCAAAAAACAATAAATCATATTGTTCAAAAAAACCATTAACATCTAAATCAGGTGTAGCTACAGTTTCAGTTGATGTAGGTACTAGTTGAGTAAACTGGTTATTAATAACATTGTTAATGTCATTACTATATATAGTTTTCTCTATTTTAACTATTTCAGCCATTATTCAACTGTTTGCATTACTTTAAAATAATAGTCATTATCATAAATGTAAGTACCACCATCAATTATAGATTTGATTTGTACTTTATAATAACGATCAGGTTCTAAACCAGCCATATGTAACATAAAGAAGCTACTTGTAGCATCATTACTTAATTGAGTAGCTGATGTATCAAAATCTATTACTTTAAGATTTGTATTTAAATCTATAATTGAGTAATATGATTCAGTAGGTAATAATTTATTGTATATGTAAAGAGAACTAGTTACAAATGTTCTAGCTGGATATCTATCTTTAGCATATATTCTTAACTTAGCATATTCACTATCATAAAATACACTTTTATTATTTGTTAGTGATACTAAGATATTGTTATTACCTACATATGGGGTTGATCCTGAGTTGAATGTACTATCATTCCATTTAAACTCCAAACATGGAGGATAAATTGTGTTAGTATCTCTAGAGAAGAAATTAAATGTATATTGATAATTATAATCAAATTCAATTGAACCTGTGTTACGAATAATAAATCCATTATTTGGTATAACACTGGCTGTCCAAGCAGATACAATTGAAGTTACATCAACATTAATATCTTTAGTTGAAAAATAATTAAATGTTTGTGATGCTGAATAAGCATTATACCAGGCAGCACCTCCTGAATTTCCCGCGTAAAATGAAGATGAAACTCCAGCTGGTAGACTAGTCACAGTCCAAGTATTTGTTTGATTTGCACTTCTATATTGCCAACTAGCTCCATTATCACTTTCAGGAATATTATTAAAACGTCCTGTACCCATGTCCCAACTCTGATATAATGGGTTAATATTGATATTAAAATTAGTTGGGATTCCGTCTACATGAGCATTATATAATTTTAAAGATGCTGTATAATTAATTCCTGATTTAGATATAGCATCAGAAATATCATCATTATCAAATTTAATTAATACACGGCTAGTAGATGAAGACACATAAAGGTTAGGCGCATTTTTAGATAAATCTAAAATAGCGTCTAACCCTGCGTTTAGAGTATTATAATCTGTGTAGATTGTTGTGTCCTGAGACGGAAATATTTTATAAACACCCATTTATATTAGTATTATTCTAGTATAAATATGGGCTATTTATAGAAATTACTTCAATAAGTTATAATATTCCTTAAAGTGTTTCTGACGGTCTGGTAAACCAATTGTACCACCATTAACACATTTAGTCACAGCTAATACAGATGCGTCAGAAGCATCAACACATTTACCTAAGCAGTTCTTAGAGAAGAACCAAGCGGCTGATAATAATGGGTATTTAGTAGCAACTAAATCAGGATTGGCAGCTATATCTTCATTAATAGCTTTACCAAATGCTGTGTAGTTATCTTTACCAGTTAATTGGATATAACCACGGCCACGGAATTTATATCCTTCACCTGTAGCTTCAGCACCATTACCCATACGACCACCATAAACTAAGTTAGCAATTTTCTCTGGTTTACGCTCGTATAATTTAGCTTTTTCTTCTGTTGGGAAGTATTTTTTAAATATGGTATTTAAACCTTTAGCTCCGTAATTTAAATTTTCATTAACTACTTTAAAACCACCTGATTCATGACCACATTGAGCTAAAAAGTGAGACAACTTAACAGCTGTATCAATTTTAAACTTAGTCATTACATCTGGAATTTGAGCGATTACACTGTCTGGAATGTGTCCTTTTAGTTTATTTAAGTCCATATATTTAATTTTTAATAAGTTACTACTCTACCGTAAATATCAGTGTTAGGGAATCTTACTTCAAAAATCATTGGGTCTACTGAAGGATAAATAACTCCTTGTTTTGTAGCAGCAGCTATATCATATGAGTATGGAGAGTAATTACCACCAGCTAAGTTTACAATATTTACATTAACAACTGATTGTACGCCTTTTACAGTACCAATTAAGTTATAAATGTTAGATAAAATAATAGGTTGGTTAATACTCCATTTATCTATATCAAAATAGTTTTGTAGTTCTGTTATAGCTTTGGTTAATACTTCTTGTGAGTTATAAGCTGGTGATACAGTTATATCAAAGTTTACCTTAATATTAGCATAATAAGCATCTTTAATTAAAATAGCATCACTAGCAATCTTATGATAAGCTAAATATGTTTTTAAGTTTTGCTTAATAGCGTTTGTAGCTCTAGTTATTTTATCATCAATATCAGTTGATAAGATATAAACTGAAAGAGCTAATGGATTATTATTTATAAAGTTTTGTCTGTCAGTATCATTAGTTGTTATATAGTCTTGAGCAACATATGCTTTAGCTATATAACCAAACTTAGCAGGCATTGATAATGTACGAACTAAATAGTCAGCCTTAGTTACATTTCTATTTTGAGTAGGAAAGTTAGCTAAAGCTTGCAAACGAATTTGTTCTGTTGTTTCACCTGGTCCACCACCTGAAGATGGATTAGCGTTATTAAAACGAATTGAATTTCTCATAGATGTAACTAGGTTACCATCTAAATTATAAGAATCAATAAATGTATTTATAGTACTATTAATATTAATATCATCAGATGGTAAATTAGTTTCAATTCCTCCTCCAATAACATATTGAACTGTTAAAGTTGTATTTGAAGGAGCAATACCATACTCATTTGTATATAAGAAGTTTGATGGGTCATAAGCTTGATTTAACTTAGAAATACCATCAATTATACCTAAACCAACATTATCAGGATTAGGTAAAATAATTTCATCTGGAGATGAAGTTACTCCACTTCCAAATTCAAGAGATAAATTATTATCATCTTCAAAACGAGTAGCAAAACGTCTTGGTACCTTTTTTAAACGCAACATAAAACGAGCATTATCATCTTCATCAGCGTAATTTGGTTCGTTTATTGGAGTGTTTAATGATTCATCAAATACAGTATCTTGAGCTAAGTAAGGTACTTCATACCATTGATTTCCATCACTATCTGTAACACCTAATATTTGAATAATATTAGAATCATTTATAGTTATAATTGGAAACTGTTCTGGGCTGCTAAATATAAAATCAGTTGTTTTAATAGTACCTGAATATGCTTTTACTTGTTTTCTAAGTAAATAAAATTGTGGATTGCCTAATCCATCATATTGGTATATAGTTACATTAGTTGGATCAAATGAAGATGAAAATCCAAAATCAACTAATTCTTCAGTTATAAAAGTTATAGTTGGGTTTGATTTAGATTGAACAGTTGAACCTTGTTCAATTCTAAAAGTATAACGGTAATCAGGATTATAATTAGGAGCACCAGTTGAAGGTATTTGTTGATAAACATCTAAAACAACCGTTGAAGCAGTAGTTACTTTAGGTCTATAACCTAAAGCGTAAGCTAAAGCTATAATGTTTCTTCTTTCCTGAGCATATAAAAGTAAAGTTTCTTGTAATTGATTATCAGTGTAGAAGGACAAAACATCACCTACATACGCTGCCATTTCAATAAACATATTACCAGGAGAAGATGGACTGAAGTCCATATATGTGTTCTGGAAATATGTTCTAGCGTAGTTAATTAAGTCTTGTCTTAACGACGTAAAATCTTTATTATAATATTTTATATCTGGAGTGTTTGCCATTTTTAAACTAGATTATTTAAACCGTTTGTTTCTACATTTAGTATTATATTTTGGTTTTCCTGATTTAATTGGTAATTAATAGATATTGTTACCATATTATAGTCAGGATTTTTCTGTAAATTGATTGACTGTAAAATTATGTTAGGTACATAAGCTAATATTTCATCTTCTAATCTAGCTATTACAGATTCAAAAGCGGCATCATCATTAGCCTCAAAAACAGCACGTCTAATGTCTCCTCCAAAATTAGGATCATATAAACGCTCACCCTTATTAGTTAATACATAATTAATTAAGTTAGACTTGACTTGTTCCTTAGTTGTTATAGTTGAATTAAAAACATTAGTACTATTGTTATATAAAACACTAACACCAATGCCTCTAGGTTGTCCTATGTCTTGAGGATTAAGTCTATATATTTGTCTAACAGCCATTAAATTTGTCCGTTTTGTTTCATTTTACTCATTAGTCCTGAAAAATCAGGTACAGCATCTATTCTAACTGAGTTAATATCTCCAGCTGGTCTAGAACTGGCTAACATTTGATCTACACTATTTACAACAGGTATATCAACAGGACCACCAAAACCTTGAGCCATATTTGAATTCATATTAGCTACTGAGCGCCAATCGCTGCTTGTAGCTGTTTCATTCAATATCTCATTTAATATATTGTTATTAGTAAAGTTTACAGGTTTGAGGGGCTGTGTAGGTTTGGCAGGTTTTATTGATTCAACCATGGAATTTTTCACTGTGGTTTGTTTGGTCTCTGCCACCACTGGCTTGGACTCTGGAGTCTCAAGCAATATTCCAAGCTCTTCCCTTACAACAGCTTGTACCTCTTCGCGTATAACCTTACGTAATAATTTAATAAATGTATCAGCTTTCATATCTATAAATATTTTATTATCCAAGTATTGATTTAATTTCTTCAAGTAATTGAGCATCAGTCTTAATACGACTTGGTGCTGTTTGTGTTATTTTTAACTTACTAAATGAATCTAATGCCTGATATTGACGTTGATTATTAGGTAATGTTACTAATTTAAGTATATATGTTTTACCATTATTATTTACATAATTCTCATCAGCTGGTACTGATATGGCAGTTCCTGCTAACGAAGCTTGTAGATCACTATTATTTGATGATGTTGGATTAGAGTCATTAACTATATTAAACTGTAACTGATTAATTCTAATTTGAATTTTAGATAACATTTCTTTAAAGATAGTTAAAAATAATTGAGCAGCAGTTATAGCGGCTTGATATGTATCAACTTTTTTATTATCTTTTTCTAATTGTTGTAATTGTCTTATAATTTGGAATAAAGTAACACCCGCTGTTGGTTTAGCACCTCCTGGTGATGGAGCTGCTAATTCAGCTGATATTCTAGCTAATTTAGTTAATAATAACTTTTGTTTAATTTTAATATATATTTTAATAACAGATAAAGCTATATTTAATCCTTTAATAACATTATTTAAAATATTAACTATATTTTGAAGAGTAGATACAGTTCTCTTTAAATTAGAAACACGTCTATCAAAATTATTTTTAAAAATAGTATAGTTACTTGAATCATTAGGTACAAATGTGAATACACCATTTTCAATAGTTAATGTACCTTTATTTTGAAGTTGTTTCTTAGTGTCTTTAGTTAATTTTTTAATTAATAAATCTGCTATATTTTCAGCTCTAACAAACGACATTAATACAGGGGTGAGTAAACCTGTTATAACACCTTGAGCGCTTTTGGCGGTTTGTCCAACTTGATCTTTTAAAAATCCTTTTTTATCATCAAGTGATTTTTCAAACTCACCTGCTTTTTGTTTTTGTTTTTCAGATCTTTTTTTAATAGCCTCAGCTGTCTTATCATCTGGTTTTTTATAGTTGTTAGCGTTAGGTAGATTAGATGTAAAATTTTGTAATTGTTGAGGAGTATAATTTTTATAAGTGTTAATAGGTATATTATTCAAAGATGCTATCTTTTCACCTGGTAGATTTTTAATAGCATCTATTTGAGCAGGAGATAGTTGTTTTATTTTACTAGCATCTAAGTTAGCAGTAATATTCACAGGTACATTATTTAAATTACCTGGTTGATTATACTGTGATGGTGTGGTTCCTATTGTTCCCATTATATTAATGATACGGTATCTGATTTAACATTACCTGGTTCAGCTAAAGAATTTTTAGTATTTTGCATCTTTATTTTTAAATAAGCAGATGCTATAACAGCTAATGGAGGAAAATTAACAGCCGCCTCCATCATTTTACTATAATTAGATAAAGCATCATTTTGATCATTTACTGTTGTTTCTAAAGCATCACCTTTAACTACTGGTTCAACTGTTCTTCCTTTAGTACTATATCCAAGCTGAATATTAGGAGAATTGATTAAGAAGAAATTTCTAGGATCTGTTGTTCCTTGAGGTCCAACATCTAGTCTAACTGAGTTACCAGCTGAAAAGTGAGTTATACCTTTTGATTTAAATAATATATCATCATTAGTAGAGTTAAATACTAAACGATCAGATGATAATACTATTTGTTCCCCATTATAATTTTGATCAGCCATTATTAATAACTTTTGTTATATTTATTAAATCTTGTCACACCCCAACTAGCGTAAACATTTTTAGCTGCTGATAAAGAAGCAGGATCCTTACATCCTGAAGCTACCCAAGTGCATCTATAAAGTTCAGCCCATGCGTCAGCGTCTGTTGCATCTAATAGTCCTTTAAAATTCATAGCTTGAGCTTTAGAAGCAACAGCTCTATCTATACTAGTAAAACCAGCAAATATTCTTAAACCATAGGTGTCCTTAGCTATATATCTAAAATCAATATATTGACTAACTGTTTGTCTCCATTTTCCTTCTGCTTGTAATCCAAATATGTTCCAGTCATATCCTCCAAAATATCCATCTGAAGAAAATCTTCTAGAGGCTTCTAATGCTGTTAAAGAGAAACAGTTTCTAGCTTGTTGTTCTGTCAACCCAACACGTTTAAAGGCTGCTATTAAATCAGTATATGATATTAAGTCTTTTACAAAAGTTTCTTGTTTAACAGGTACTATTCCTCTATATCCATCTGGTAATTCAGTACCAGGTTTAGCTCCGGGAACTGGATTTGGTAAATGTATTTCTTGATTTTTATCTCCATCTACTCCTACTAAAACACCAGTGTTTAAAACTAATTTACCTCCTTTACTAACTGTTACATCTTTAGGTCCATTATATCTCACAGATGGAGGTTCAGTAGTTAAACCAGCAGGTATAGAAACAGTTGGTGAAACAATATCAAAGAGTATATACTCAGTTAATTGAACTGGTTCAATAGCAAATCCTGTTTCATCTAAGAATACAAATTCTCCCTCAACATTAGGAGCGGGTTTAGAAGTTGTAGTTTCAGTTGTTGGTAATGAGGTTGGGGTTGGAGTAATAGTTATTGTAGGTTGAGGAGTTGGTGTTGGGGTTATTTGTTGATTAGCAACAATTATTTTATTTGGATCTGTTGTTTTAGATTCAAAATATGTCTCATTATTATTATTTCCTGCTGGATAAGGAGGTAGTTGTCCTGGTGCTAGAGCAGCTATAAATGTACTTGTATATCCATCAATAGGTACATTTCCAAGGTATTTTTCTTGGTTTAGTTTTTGAAGTTCAGATTGTTTAATACCAGCATAAATAATAGTGTTACCATTGATGTCTGCTGTTACACCATTAGACTTTCTTCCTTCAATACTAACATCACCAGGATTAATATCTCTAAAAAATTGTCTTTCGTTTGCCATTATGGATAAACATTATCTTGTAATTGTAATTTAGCCTCATTAGCTAATGTGTCTATTATTTGTTGCTGATTTGAAGAATCAGCATTTAATCTATTTGTGAAAACAGTATTATTAGTACCTTTTTTATAAGTGGACATTACTATAGCAAACCCACTTCGTCTCCAATAGAGTTCAAATTCTTGTCCGGCTCTATTAGTGTAATTTTCTTTAAATGTTCCTCTAGGATCTAATGTAGGTGTTGGAGTAGGAGTTGGAGTAGGTGTTTCAGTAGGAGTTGGTGTTGGAGTTGGTGTTGGGGTAGGAGTTGGAGATGAAGGGGTTAGAGTAGGTGATGCATTAACTCCTATTTCATTCAGTTTATAATTTTTAACTGAATTTTCTCTAGGTTGAGGAACATTTTGAGGTACCTTATTATCGTCAACAGTCATCTGAACTGAGATAGGTCCTAAAATATAATATGTTGATTGATCATATTGATTAGAAGGAGATCCAACTGTTTTACTTGGTCCTTTAATTAATGGAACTATTTCACCTACTTCAGGTAAACGAGTAAAGTTAGGATTAAAATTTAAAGCTTTACCTGTAACAACAGTTTTATTAACTAAGTTAGATACTTGTAAACTATTTTGAATTATTTCATATTGTATAGAACGATCTGGATTTACAGCAGTAACTCGTCCATACTGAATATTTTGAGATAAAGCAGGGTTAAAATTATTATTTCCAACACCAGTTGTTTGGTTATTGGCGGCTGTTATATTACCTGTTTTTATGACATTTTCAGCTCCCATTTCCTAATTGCTTTGGCTCTTCAATTTTAATACCACTAATTTCTTGGAATAATAATTCTTTATCTCGCTCACTTAATATACCACCATCACCACCATCACCAGGACCAGTTGACATAGCGCGTTGAACAATACCAGCCATTTTGATTAGGGCCTCGTCATTTTTAACAGCTATCTCCATATACTCTTTAAGTAATGGTACAAGCATCATTGCATCACCTGGCTCTTGAATCATTGGTTTGAGCTGGTCGATTAATGATTTAATTTCCTTTTCCTTACGAGACGCATTTTTATATATGTCTTCTAGTAAGCTTGAAAAGGTTTTGTCCTTAAATATAACTTGATTAAAATCCATCATTCCTATTTAATATAAATATGGAAGATGTAAGGAGTTATAGCGCCATAGTAATACGTCCATGTTCATAAAATTCATTGAACTTACGAACATATATTACTTTTAAACGCTTGATAATTTTAGTAATTTGAGGTGTTGATGCCTCAGTCATTTCCTTAATATAGATGTATAAGGCTTTCTTATTAAAAACATCAATATTTTCACTTTTACGGAATAACTCAATAATAGCATCAGCTATTTGAGCGTCACGTTGTTTAGGAAATAAAATAAATATATTGTGATCTACATACTTAGTGAATTGTTTTAAAAATGATGTTGGTTCAAGATCATTAGCTTTTTCACTAGTATTTACAAGATCAATCAATATTGACTTATCCTCATCAACAGCTTCAACAGGTGCTTTATCTTTTAGTTTCTTATAATTAGCATTATTGTATAGGATAAGATAGCGTTTAGCAATAGTACCAAAGTAAGAATAAGCTTTTCCTTTTGACTGGTCATACAGATGTAATTTTTCTAAAAGAAATGCTACTACCTCATGTTGGAGTTCAGGGATTGTATCAACTTCTGTATAGTAAAACTTAAAAGTATGAATGATATTCTCAGCCAATTTATGAAACGCGTAATTGATTTTTTCATTAAAAAGTTTATTTCGTTTTTTAGGACTTCTTAATTTTAAATACTCAATGATGGCATTTTCAGTTTCCTGAGTGAAATAATTAATTGACTGTTTTGGTTTGCGTTTACGGACAGTCCCCTTCTTCGTTAGCAATACTTCTTCACTCATCTTAGCTTTTTAAATAATGACTTAACGAATCTTGAATGTTTTGTAAGTTACGGAAGAAGAAACCAATCTGATCATCCGCTTTAAATGCTTCAGTTAAATCAACTTGATGTAGTTGTTTATTTGATTCCTCAACTATAGCGGCTACACTATCAATAATGATTTTTTGTTTAGTAGCAATTTGCTCTAATTTAGTTACTTTTTGATTTAAGTTCCAAATGATGTATCCGAATATTGTGAATACCCAAAGTACAATTGAAATAATTCCTAGTATCATATGTTTTTCATTAGTTCAGCTAAAGCCGGATTAGCCATTGTTTTAAGGGCTTTCTGCTTAACAGCCGAATTATTTTTATTTAATTTAAAATTATCTTTTTTAGATTCTTTAGGTTGTTCTTGCTTTGGTCCTAACAACTTAGGTAACCATTCCATCTCAAATTCAACTCTGGCGGCTAATAAATCCGCTTGATGAACAACATAAATAAGTGAAGTACGTGGTTTAGTTTCTGGGTTGAAAGTGATTAAATATGGTTTGTTAGCTTCATCATATAATCCATCATGTAACTTAATAGCTAATGTTTCATTTTTAGTAGGTAAAATACCATTACTAATTAATAGATGTAACCCACGATCAGGAACAGTCATATACTCTAAACGATCATTAAACATATAAGTTTCATTCAACTTATCTCGTCTCCATTGATCTGTTTGTTCAATGTAAGCTGCGTTTTGTTCATCTCCAAATTTACCTAAGTCATGATTGATAGCTGAGAAAACAAGTTCCTCAGTTGTATAAGTATCTACCATTCCAAACTCACGCCATACTTGATCTACTTTAAGAGCGGCGTCTACAACTCGATTAACATGATCAATATAACCACCTGGGAAACAGTTGTGGTATTGTGGACGATGTGAAGCAGGCATCATAACAAAACGCTCTTCATGTTTGAGATAGAAGGCTTTAAGTTGTTCACCTCGCTCACCTGAGATGTATGTGTCAATAGTATTTAAAAACTTAGTCCAATTAGCTTGAATTTGTTCTGGTGTTAGCATAACTTTTATTGTTCGGAGTTAATTAATGTTCTAATTTCTTCAACTTTATCTTTTAATTTACTAAGCATTTCTTTAGCTAGTAATGATGTAAACTTAGGATTTGAAAACTGTGATTCAAAACCGATTAACATGTTTTCAAGTTGGTCTAGTTTGTTTTGTACTGGTTGTTTATATCTCATATATATCTTTTTATAATATTAATTAAGTCTGGTATTGTATCAAATGTAAGTAATTTATCTGATGTCTCCAACTCTGTTTCTGAGACGATAGTAATTACTTTAACTCCTAAATCAATAAACACAATTGGGTATGATTTAGTTTTAAATTTATCCTCTATTTTATCAGCAAATTCAGGAAATTTATAGGCATCAATATTCTCATAGGTTAACCCGCAACCGTTTAATTCACTCTTTAACCACTCGCAATAATCACAATCACTTAACGTCAATAACCTTATTCCTACTTCACTCTTATTACTCATAAGTTACTTATTAGTGCTCTAAAAAAATATGGAAAATTTCTTGGGAGGCCAAATTTTTCTTGATGTTCATATATAAATATATAAGAGAGGTAAGCTCACGCTTACCCCTCAGGCTAATCAACACCAACATTATTTGGTAATGTATTTAACCAATTCTTTATTTAACATCATCAGTTTAAATTTACCTGGATTACTATTATAAATCGACTTAACCATATTATAACATACATCAGTGGCGAATATTTTTTCGGTAACAATTTTACTGATACGTTCAATTAGTGGTTTTTCAACATTATTTTCTTTAGCATAAAACTCTAAATAGTTAGCAACCCTTGTACCTAATGTTGACGCAATATCAGCTCTATATGCTTTATCTTTACCAACTAAACTCTTAAGTGTATTAAGTACATACTGTTCATCTTGTGTCATGATATTTTCTGGTGATATCATTTTATCCAATTTGTTATTAATGAACATAGTAAACAAAGTACTAAACTCACTACCAACTGAACCCTCACCAATCATTTGAATTAATGGTAATTGATCTTCAAATGTTTTAATTGAACTAATACTATTAAAGAACATACTAACACTTCTGCTGTTAATTTCTTTAGTAACTAACTCTGGATGCATCAATAAGAAGTTAATACATCTACCATCCAACTTATTTTCTTCAGCCCACTTACCCCAACATTTAAGATCAAACTTTAAATTAACACTAATGAATCTCGTTTTTTGAGCGTTGTCAATACTGTTAACTAAGTAATCTCCATTATCAGGATTACTTGTTAAGATGATATGCCAATCTTTAGGTAACTTCCAACTAATATATTGTTGTCTATCAATTAACTCCATTACAGCTTGAATGAATCTCATATCAGCGCGATTCCAGTCATCCAACAATAATATACCACCATTGTCTTTACCACTAATCCATTCTGGCGGACAATAACTCATACGGTTCAAACCTGTAGTTGCAAAACCTTCTTTACGATAGTCATCAACTGCATTTTCATCAACCCATACTCTTTCTTTAGTATCTGTCATTTCAAATTGACGAATTGGAAAACCAACCAAGTCACCAATTTCTTCAATTTGTGCAAGGTTCAATTTAACAAAATTCAATCCTAATTCATTTGCTAACTGAATAATAGAAGATGTTTTACCAATACCTGAGTCACCTACTACTTCAGTACTCACCATTGGTTTATTGTTTTCTTGTAGATAACGATTGTTATCAATAATGTGTTTCAAAAAGTCCTTTAATTCATGGACATTTAATGATACAGTTGCGTTTGTTTTTGATGTTGATTTCTTAGCCATTTTTCTTATTTTTTAATATAATTAAATTTAAGTTATTAATTAAGGTCATGCAATTTGTACTTTAGCACCAGGTAATTCTTCATTAATTCTTCTTCCTGAACAGTGAACCCATAAAACAGGTTTACATGGTTGTGTCTGTTCAATACTACATTCACCATCAGTTAGATAAATTAGGTTCTGATATTTGTCTTTATGAGCTTTAAGATATTGCATTACTGGTTCATAACTAGTACCTCCACGGCCAGTTACTTCTTTAGATTCCTTAACTTCACCTTTATATTCATAAACACGTCCAATTGAAGCATCACATTCAATAACAGTTACTTCAGTACCTGTTTTATATATGTGATGAATTTCACTTAAAAACTCCTTTAAGTCGTCTTTAGAAACTGAACCTGAAGTATCAATAGCAACTAGTGTATTTTTTCTTTGTTTAATTTTAAGGGCAGGATTACCATAGAAACGTTTATTTGGTTTACGTCTTGTTTTCTTAGTAAATACTTTACTAGCCATACCATTAAAACGTCTCAAATATGCTCTCCAATCAATAACTGGTTCTTCAGTAACATATAAACTATCAATTAATTCTTTTAATTCACCAGGTATATGTCCTCTTTGTTTTTGTACTTGTTCAGCAGTTTCTTTTAATTGATGTTCAATTTGTTTTTCCATCAATTTCTTTTCTGCCTCATCCATACCCTCATATTGTTTCCAAAACTCATGAGATGCTTTTACTTCAACTTCAGTACCATTACCTAATGTAATTGTTTTTGAACATCCACCTTCATTAGCATCTTTCATAGCATCTACAAATTTACAAACATCACCATTAGGATTGTTTTTACATTCTTGTAATAACAACTCATAATATTTTCTAGTACCCGCTTTAATAGGTAAATTAAGAGTATTCCAAGGTGCATCAGTAATTTCTAAACCCTCCCAAGTTTCGTCTTTATAAGAGTCTTCAATATATTGATTAATCTCCAAATCAGCAGCTATATTCAATAACTCTTTTTCTGGATAATCATCATACATTTGAAGATGTTTAAAAGCGATATGTAACAACTCATGTTTCAAAACAGCAATCTTAACATTATCACTTATTGTCTCCCAAAACTTAGGACTAATAACTAATTTAGTATTAATACCGTCTTTAGCAACACAAGCTGTTTGAACAGCGTCATTAATTTCTTTATTCAAACTAATCAAAAACAAACCATAAAATGGTTCTTTAAACATTAATGTTTTTGAGTGTTTGGCAATGTCTGCGTGAATATTATCTATCATATAATTTATTTTATATTAATTTAACTATTGAGCCTCGGTTGAAAAAACAATATCAACTAAACTCTCCGCAGCTGAATTACTTATTTTAAATTCACGGTTGATATTATCTAATAAGAATTTTTTAACAACTTCTCCTTCTTTACCCGTTTTAAAGTTATTTCTCAACCCAGTACCAAATGTTTTCCAATCACGTTCCCATCTAATACCCTTAGTACTTAACACCTTTAAAAGACTTTTTAGGTTAGTATTAGATGATGTATAATAACTTGGTCTAAATTTAGTTGTATGCATTAATTCATTTAATAAAAATGAAACTGATAACAACATATGATTATTAACAACCAAATTAGACATCATTTCAAAACCTAATTTAACATTAGCTTTATCAGAACTAAATAACATATCACGAAGTGTTTGTAAATACTCATCATCAAGTTCAATTCCTTCTTTGTTTAGAGTAACAAACATATCTTCATCAAATACAATTCTTACTTTTCCACTCATTATTTCTTTTCTGAGTTCAAAAAGTATATTCATTAAATTTGATAAACGAGCGCTACGGTATAAATTTATATTAGTACCTTTTATTTTGATAGTGTTAGTATCATATAAAATTTTATCAGTTGGATATTTTTTTCCTAAATTACCTTTCTCCATTTCTTGAATAGACCATTCAGAAACCATTGCTACAGTATCTTTATCAGAGTTATTTTTTAGATTTTCTTTAAAAAATTTATAAGTATTATCATTATTATCTCTTTTAACAATTTTACTTTCAGCAAAATCTCCTTTAAGAAATGTATACTCTTTAAATTTACATTCTTTAAGCATTTGTATAAAGTGTCCTCTATTAATAATAATAACATCAGCTTGATTATAACGAGATGTTTTCTTCAATCCATTATCATTAATAAATTCTTTTAATTTAAATCGAGGTAATTCACTGGCTTTAGAAGCATATACCTTATCTCCTTTGTTAACAGTGTTTTGAGAATCATTTACAAATTTAAATAGTGATTGGAGTTCTTTACTATCATGTTCATTAATGAAATAACGACTCTCACCACCCCAATAATTTACAAGTCTCCATTCTACCGTATTATTTTTACTCCAAGATTCACTAATTTGTATTTCAACAACTTTATTTAACATAACTTTTTATTTTTAAGATAAATTAAGAATTGAGGTTAGGAATAGTATATTTTTCTCCTAGTTGCTCTACTATCCTAACAGCATCAGCTGTTTTCATATAAAACATTTCACGGTTATCACTTACGCGTACCGCGTCTAAATGAGCATGAAGTTCTTGTTCTAGTTTATATGAGTTAAAACACTTAAATGAATAAATTGGAACCCATGGAGTGGGAACACCAGTTGCACCTGAAATTTCTTTTGCTCGTTGGTCTACATCCCTAATAGTCATTCCTATTTTAACCATTCCAGGACAAGAACCATTTACTAACACATAAACAAATTCAGTTGGTGTTAATGAACCATCTTGAGCGAATGGAGAGTCTTCATAATAAGTGACTATATCCCATCTTGGATCTTTAGGATCAGGTGTTAGAGTAAAAGCAGTTGCTTTATCACATAGTTGTTCTGGGGAGTAATTATTACTAATAAGCGGTTTATAAAAATGAGCTTGTTCTTCAGTAATACGTTTTATATCTCTAACACTCATTGTACTCCGTTATTAAGTTCTTCAATAATAAGTTCTAGTTGTTCTTCTTCAACCCATGGATTACCATCCACATCTAAAACATTACCTACATAATACAACCCATCTACACACTTAAAATCCTGTTTATTCATAATTTATTATTTTCCAAAGTAAACTTTTTGTTCAACCCTATGAAGTGAACTTACTCTAAACATTTTATTCCAAGTATTTTCATCTGGTTGATTATCTGGATAAGTAGTTTTAAAAGTTACTTTCCTACCTTTTTCTAAATTAATAGGTTCACCTGTCATAGTACGCTCACCAAATAAAGTGAGTGAAATAAGGTCTACAATAGCTTCAAAATACTCTTTCATAACTGTTTATTTTTGTTTTTATAGATTCCAAATAAATTTTAGAAAATCCATTAACCAATAAGTAACACAAAATGAATAAAACATCATTGCTACTTTAAAGTGAACTAATCGTTCTAAATCTTTTCTATTATCGTGTTCATTAAATTCCATAGTTTATTTATTTTTATTTTTTACTCGGCGTCATCCCAAAATTCACATAATTGAATTAACTCATAACCAAGTTCAGTCCCATTTTCAACTACACCAGACATATCACCTACAATATGCCATGAGTCATGAAGTTCACCTTCTTGACATGTTACATGATAAGTGTCTGATTCAGTTTCAACTGTCCAAACAGTTGTTCGGTAGATTGCTTTGTCTGTAATTTGCATAACTTTTATTTTAATTAATCAATTCCTAATCCTTCATACTTAAACATAGCATTGGTAGCGTACTGTTGAATCTTTCTTAGAGTAGTCATTTTAGAGACCTCCTCCAACATTTTCTGTTTATCTGTTTCCTTAATGTTAGTTGCATCAATAAACTTAATAAATAATTCTTTTGCTTCATCTACAGTTCGGGATGAATAAATGTCTGTTATGATCCCGTTAATTACAGATTTAATTTCCTTCTTCGCCATCTAATGCTTTTTTAAGGTCATCAATCATTTTAGAAATATTATCTAGTTTTTCCATCATACGATCAAATGAAGCATCTAGTGATCGTAAGTTTTGCTCCAGCTCATCCATTTGTTTTTCCATATTTTCCTATTTATATATTAATATATTAAATTTATTTCAGGTCACGCATTAACTCATCATGTGCTTGTTGAAGTTCTTCACTTAATAATTGTTTAGCCAAATGAGTGTCAAATTTAAAATTTCCTCCAATATGCCATTCAACTTGGCCGTTGGGGTGAAGTGGTTTGTGTTCTTTATAATCATAAACAGTAATCACATTACCATCTTCCATTTCTAAAAACCATTCCATGTTTACTTTTCCTTCACCATCATTTTGTTCAAATGTTGGTTCACCAAGTAAATACTTCATTTCGTTAGGTGTAGCGTATATCAAATCGTTGAAAAAGCTAGTACCGTTAATCAATTTTGGATCTCGTAATTGTCTAAAATGTATACTATTCATAACTTTTATTTTTTATTTTTTTCTAATTTCTGATTTTCAATAACTAAGGCTTTATATAGCTTACTTTCTAATTCATCAACAATCTCAGTATTTCTTAATTTACCGTAAATTTGTGTGTAACCTAAAGCATAAACTAACTCGTTTAACTCTGCTTGACTTAACTCTAATTTCATAATTTCTTATTTATATCTAAATATACTAAATTAATCGCGGTCAATTAACAACCCATTTGGCGTTCAAGTTCAGCATCAATTCGTATCTGATGTGGTTGCCATTTTTCCCAACGTTCAGCATTTGATTCTTCACTTTCAAGTGGCCATTTACTATTATGTGACCAATTATCTGGAAACATTGGATTCAAATCCTTGTCAGTAACCTTACTATTTAATAATTTGATAACTGCGTCGTAATGACGTTTTGGTAACTTAATTAAAATCTCTAACTGCATCTTATTCATTTTCACTTATTTTTATATATTAAATATACTAATTTAGTCGCGGTCAATTAACTTCTTGAATCATATTTACTAACCATATTATCATAAAACTCTTCAGAAACATTATCCCATTTACCATCACGACCCTCATTAATGAATAAGCGGTTACTATCTTTAGTAATGGTATTGTTTCCAATTTCTGGGTATAATGACAATGCAATATACTTTTTATTTCTTTTCATACTTTTGAGTTTCAACTCAATCTCGTAAATGTTTAAATTGTTCATACTTTCTTATTTATATATTAAATATATGTTAGGAGTTGCGGTCATTTTCTATTTTGAATGGCCCATACTATAAAAACTATTAATATCCACCAAGGCATAATTAATATTAGAGCCATCAAAATCACATAACCTATATTTTTTATTAATTCCATATAATTAAAGATACATGAATAGTCCCGGTCAGTCAAGGATCCTACCCACCTTTATAGGACATTAATTACTAACGTTCTATATATACTTTGTGTCGACATAAAAGATTATAAAAAAGAGAGTTTTGCCCCCTCGCATTTTATTGCGAAAGGGGCAATTCCGAAGCTCCATTTATGTTTATTGGTGAGTATATAGGTATATATGCGTCGATGTGAAAGATTGTATTCGATCTCTAAACACATATCCTTTTTTACGGGGTCAGCCTCTCCCGTCGATGGACCTCAATTACCGGGGGTCCTTTAAAAACAGGAATCCTCTAACACCCGTATAAGGTCAATTGTCGTCCTCTGACATCCCGTCGTCCTCATAATCACGTATGTTATCATCATATACACCGCTATCGATATCGCCTATTAGGGCTTCCATTTCTGATAGTGCGGTTTCGAGTTTTGATGTTACGTTACGATATGAGTCATCAATTAGATCCTGGTTATCAGTATTGCGTAATTCACTATCTAGATCCTCATATAGTTCTTGTAGTTCAGCTTTGATTTCAGCTAGGTATTGAGTAATGTTATTCATATTTACTTTTATTTTTTAGCCATACATATAAGTAAAGTTAGGGGGCCCACTACAACGTAGCATCCATAAAGTGGCACGTGTGTGATTTAAGGCTAGTTTCAGCTAGGTGCACCCCACCCCCATGAATTCATTTATACAGCAAACGCCCCTTATTAGGAGCGATTAACTGTTAGGGTAAATAAGTCCGCGGTTAATATTTAACTCACATCCGTCTACGGAACAGCTTATTTGTTTAAGTGCTGTACAATTGCAACAGCACCCCTAGTTACTTAATTAAGCCTCATTAACGTCAGCTGCAACGGCTTGTTTTTGAGCCTTAGTAGCCTTGGCTTTTACTTCAACTGTAACGTCAGTTGTTTTCTTTGAACCGGCTGGGCGGCCACGTTTAATCTCAATGCCAGCGTTTCTTTTAGCGTCACGCATCGCAAGCACTGCTTGGCGTTTAGAACCTGCTACGATTGGACGGCCGCGTTTTGCTGCGGGCTTAGTTGTTGTTTTTGTTTTTGACATAACCTTTATTTTATTAATAATTAAATATACTATGTTTTGTTCGGTCAACCAAATTATGCTTCGTTCGGCATCCAAGTTGTAACATCACACTCCAGTTCTTTGAAGAGCCTATCTGTTGGGTATCCGAGGTGGCGACGCAACGTTTCTGTTTCGATCCAATACGCATTACGATACAACGTAGTGCAATCTTCATTGATCAAAGACATGAAATAACTAGCAGTTGATTTATAACCACGTTGTGAAAACCAACTAACCACTTCATCCAATCTCATTCTGTTTACCGTTGTGCTCATATTTTTCATTTTACTTATAATTAAATATATGTAGCCAGTTGCGGTCAGTGAGCGGGTATATACTTATATAGAGCGTGTCGAGGAAGGTTTGGATGACCCGGGCAAAGGGGGGCACATAACCCCAATACATGACATACCCCATCCACCCCATACTTGTCACATACCATATTACCACTTATGCGTATTTGATAAACCCCATACATACGTTTTATCCGGCGTTTGTCGCCTACTACATCTGTCTGTCACCCATTTGAACTTGGTTTGTTTAGCGTTTTGTACGCGTATATAACGCGATTTTTTACCACGTAACTCATATACTACTAATATATTCGATGCCACGTCGACGTTACCTATTATTGTTTTTTTATCCCATGTTATCATTTCACTCGCCTAAAATTAACACCATCCCATACCGTTAATCGTTTGGCTTGTTGCCTATTACTCCTACGGTTCACCCACTTTGATTTATCTATTCTCCAATATGTTGCTCTCATCCATCGTGCTAACATACCTCGTTGTTCATATAGCAGTAATGTACCCGATAGATTTATCTGTATTCCCATTATATATTTTTTATTGTATAGTGTGTGTCTGGTCATATATGCTGGGTTATTGTTGTCCATCGTTTATCTCGTATCGCTCGTCTTACTTTATTCATTCTTCCCAGTCTACCTAGCATACCCCTATACATGTATGGTTTTTTAGTTGCTGTGTTTACCATATATTATTTAAATTGCTATTGATCCACTTATGTTAAAATTAGTATATAAGTGATATTTTACTTTTGATTTCTTATATCGTTTGGTTACTATTGTAAATTTAGCATGTGCCACTTTGGCTTGTCTTGTCCTGTATCCTCTCTCATCATATGATATAATATCTATTTTAATTATACCAATACGGTGTTTTTTATTCCACAGGTTTACTTGGCGTGAGTTTTTCACCTGTTGTTGGGTTGCCATATATTTTAATATCGTTTTGATCAACTGTTCTTACCTCACCCGTATGATAAAATCGTACTATGAATTGTGGGTTACTATGTATACTACCCGCTATCATAAACAATGCCACACCATATCCAAGTGGTGTTTCAACATCAAACGGATTTACTATTTCATGTATTGTCTGGATTATCATATTATTTATTTTTTATTATTATACTTATTCCCCATTTACCCCATATTATATCCACACTTAAATAATAGTGTTTTTCATATGTTATGGCTATGGCAGGTATGACATACCACATATTGTAGTAAGTGTATGTTTGTATTTTCATTATTCGTTGTTTAATAGTCTATCTAATTCATCTCTTAATGTTCTAACAGTGTATCCCTTATTGTATTTAGTATTTGGGTCTATGTCTTTAATTTGATTTGATAAATCTTCTCTAGCACCCTTATCATAAAACTCATGTTCAATAGCATTAGTTAGATCCCACATTTGATCTGTACCCGCAATTGATATTCTTAAATCATACCATTGCCATTTAGTTTTGTAATCTACTATACCATAGCCTTTAGTTAGTTTACGTTTTAATTCACTTAAACGTCTATTTCTAACTCGTATGATTGAATTATCGTCTCCAAATAAATGTAAAAAACGTAATACAAATCTTGGACACCACCATGGTTTAGCTTTATAATCCATGAATATTACTAACGGCTCCATTGCTTTGAATATATCACTAGTGCCACTCCATGGTACACTACCTAAATAACCATATTTCTCATGAAACGATTTAGGAAAGAACACAGCACGAATATGATCTAATGTGATGTCCATTGTTGTTATAAACTTATATTTCTTGCCCTTGAATATTATCATCTTTATTTATTTTATATTATTAAGATAATAAAAAGAAAGCGGTGAGCCTAAAGACTCAACCGCTAACTTCATGGCAGTCAGAAAACGTAACCTAATTAAACGAGTCCAAGAAACTCTTCGTTACGCATACGACGACGTGTAAGGTTATACATTGCATTAGCAACGATTTGATTTACCTTACGCTCACCTGCGAGGATGTAATAAATCATACGCTCACTGTAACCAGTTGTGTCAGCTAATTTAGCTACGTCACCATTGCGTTGACGGTTCTTGAAAAATGACAACTTGGCTGTGCGGTTCAAGTAATTCGCACGTACTTTTGTTTGAAAACTCATAACTGTGTTTTTTGTTAATAATTGATTTACTTATTTATATATTAAATATACTATCTTATTTTTGTGTAGGCAAACTTTTAAATGATTACTTTAGCTTCCTCTTTAATTGTATTGAATATATTCATTGTTTTTTCATCTGGTTGTGTGTGATGTACACCCCATCCTTTATCTATATTGGCTTGACTTATTCTATCTGTATAATATTTATTTTTATTTAATATATAATCTAATCCTAAAAATTTATAATGAAGTAATTTTAAATCTGATGTTTCTATTACTTTAATATCTGGTCCTATTAATTCATAATGAACTTCATGTCCACCTGGTTTAAAATTAATATCAACTACTCGTTTAGGATTAATTATACTTAATTTATTATAAAATGGATCTGGTGTTCCTGTTTTTATTTGTTCTGTTATTAGTTTAGAATAATTATTTGGAAATTCATCACTAACCATTTGGTAACCAGTTGGTGTGAAAAAATCACAATCCATATTTTGTTCTAAATAATTTCTAAGACCAATTGGATGATAAATAAACTCATCAGCTTCAACTACAATACAATAATCTGAATTGTCTCCAATCCAACAAGTATTTTTTATTTTAGATAATATATCGTCTCTTAATGAATTGTTTGTTTTAAATGTTCTTATTTCTAAATTACCTTTATATTCATTTAATATTTTTAAAGTATTATCAGTTGATTCATTATCATAAACCACTATTTTATCTACTATTGTAGAATAATAATTTAATAAATGAGGCAATATTAATTGTTCATTATAACAAATTGTATATAATGTTATTTTCATTTCTTCTTTTTCTTACCTGATGTTTTAACTTCATATTCAATCTCATTCTTGTCTAACCACTCCATAAATGCGTTTGCTAATTTGAATATGTCATTACCATTTTTTAAACTTATATTTACTGATTTACCATCCCAACTAAAATTTATACTAAATGGTGTTGGAGTATTACCTTGATAAATGTAAGTATTTCCTATATTAGGATTATAATAAGTACTTGTTGATGTTCCATTAATAGTTGTTAATGTTGAGTTACTATTAGTTGTTGTAGTACCTGTTATATTTTTTATAGTTCTTGTTCCTTTTAATGTTGGTGACATAATTATTTCTTTTTAGGCTTGCGACCATGTTTTTTTATACCATCTAATTCTGCAGCTTGTCTACCTTGTTCACTTAAACCATATAAAAATTCTCCATCCTCCCCAATATGCATAGTGACCATACCTTTTTCTACCAAACCATCTAACATTTCTTCAACATAACGTTCACCTGCTTTATTATACATTTCTTCTAATTCAACATCACTAAACATAAATGTATCTCGTTTACCAATTATATACTCATTATAATGAATATCAGCTTGTGTTTGAATTTCTTCAGTTAAATACTCTAATAAAGCAATAGGCATTTGAGCATGTTCTGGTATTTGTTTTTCACCTTCAATAATTGTATCAATTACTATTTGAGCATAATCAGCTCCTGAGTTTATGTTGTCCAGCATTTTTATTAATTTTTTTCATTTGTCGCTCAATTTTCTTTTGTTGTTTAACTTCTTTTGCTTGTTGTTTAAGTACTTTTTCAGCCCCCGCCTTATATTTAATATCTACTTCTATAGGCCCATTACTAAACTTTTTTAAATCATATTTCCAAGTCTCAATAGTTAATTCATCCTCATAAGCACGAGTAAATTTAGTTGGTTTAGACTCTTGTTCAGCCAGTTCATCAGCTGACTGTCTGCCTCGTTTTTTAGCTTCATATTTCCAACTCATATTTTATTTTTAGGTTCATAAAAATGACCACACCATTTATTAACAAAATAATTTATTTGTTCTTCAGTCATTTTGCTTTTCAAAACAATGTCTGTCGCCATTTGTTTATTAGTCTCATCAGCTGACTCAAACATCATTTTAACTGTATCAAACATATTATTATCCATAATATGAACATACCTACCTGCTTGTTGATTGGCTTTGAATCTTTTACTCACTTGTTTACGAGCAGTACTTGATTTAATTGTTTTTTCAATTGGATTAAGATCATTTGATTTAAACCAATTTTTAAATGGTCTCATTGAATTATTTTTAAAACAACTAAAGTAATAATAAATAAAATAACACTCCAGAAAAATAATTGCTCACTATTTTTAACTTGGTTTGGTTTTTTACCTTGATAATCATTCATCATTAGTATATTTAAAGTCACTAAGTTTTAATCCCCAATTTAATGAACACATAGCTGCTTCACGCTCAGCTATTTTAGCAAACATTTTACATTCTTTTTGAAAGTATTCTTTCATCCATTTTTTCCACTCTTCATCCTGCGCCACAGTCATTGTCCACTCAGTGTACCACTCGTCTTTACGGTCTGCTATTTGTTCATAAGTAACATCATGGCCAGCAATTTCAAACATTTTATTAATCACTGTCCTAACTATTTCTTCTGGTGTTGGTCTATGTCTACGCCCCATATTATTCTCCAATTGTTATATCAAAACGAGTGTGAGCTAATACCATTTTTTCCTTACCTAATTCAAATACTTTGATATTTTCAACATCAAGTGAATCATAATCTTCCATATCAATATGTTCTTCAATTGCTTTTATAAGATCACCTAATACACCCATTGCAATAACTTCATCTCGATTGTTATCAATAGCAATATACATTTGTTTGGAGGTTGTTTTTTTCTTTGACATAACTTTGATTTTAATTATTCAACTACTACTTCTTTAATAATTGATTTACTTTTTGGAACCCAAGCGTTAACAGCTACTTCAAGCATTTCATTAGCTTTTTCTTCATCATCTTTAACTAAATCAACAATTTGAATGTCAGTTTCTGTTTGTAGTTTAACATAGTACCAAGTGTCTACTTTACCATGTTTATACTCAACTTCTTTCTCGATGTAAAATTTCTTTGCCATAACTTTGATTTTATTTTAATTTAAGATAATTTATTTAGTTCGCTCAGCAAAACTTTTCTCCATTTCAGCTTTGCGTTTATCAGCTTGTTTATACTCCCAATTAGCTACATCATCAATAAATGTTTCAAATTTCTTTTCTAATACATCATATTTTGCATCTGGATAACCTTCTCTATACACTTCAACATTATATTTATTACCTTTCTTACCTAATACTTTAAAACCATTAACCCAAACTGTATCATATTGTGAACGACCATATTGGACTCTAATTGATTTTCTATCAGTGTTTATTCTATATACTCGTTCATTATTATCTTTATAATTCCAATCCAAACTATATTGTGGTTTAAATTGTTTAACTTCAAAACCAATTTCTTTCATAGCATCAACACTATCACAATGAATCTCATTTGATAATGTGTTTAAAGCATTTTGTAAATCAGTATATTCTTTTTGAACGACATGATCAGCGTCCCAAATCTTACCCCATTCATTTCTCCATTCATTAATGAATTTATCACTAATTGACTCTAAATTATTAGCGAGTGAATGTAATATATTAATATGATTTAGTTTATCACTTTTACCAACCAAATTATATGAGCCACTATTCCACTCTAAATCAACCCAATAATTAGCTTTATCATTTTGCCAAGTTGTATGTAAAACAACTTCAATATTACTTGAATAACGATCATTATCAGTTTTAATTCGTATTGTACGGTTATTAAGATCCATCTCCATACTATCATCAATAGGAGCTATTGATGTTATGAATGATCTGATATTAGTAATTAATTCATGACAAGCAGGTTTAGTAACAGTTTCATTATAAACATCATAAGCTTGTTTCTTAGTATCTAATTGTACTTGAAGTGCGTTGTACAAAACTTGTTTAGTATTCATAACTTTTATTTATTTAAATATAATAAAGTAATTGAGGTGCTTATTCAGCATCCTCATTTACCGTTGTTCCGTAATAGATGCTATCGTTTTGTAATTGGTAACCAAACTTAACATCAACATTACCGTTTCTGTTTTTGATGAAGTTCATATATGTTCCACCACCATCTCTTTCTGATTCACGTCTCATCTCCATCATTGCGTCCGTCATGTGTTTCAATTTATTTGAACCTACAAACTCACCTGATTTAGTAACTTGTTGAATCAATAAAAACGATGTGTAAGCGTCTTTCTTATTTTCACCTTTATTATTCTTAACACACAAATCAACCAACCATGATTCAGCTTGCTTACGATCCCATTTATTGTCGTCACGAACACCTTCAATAATTTCAGCAATTGAGTCAATCAAAATCAAATCCCAACCCATGTTCATAACACCTTCAATAACATCTTTTGTGTTATGCTCTAAATAATCACTCATGAACAATGTTTGAACAGAACCAAATTGTGGGAAACGTTGTGTGTATTTGAACATTTGTTTTTTACCCATTTCACCTGATATAAACAAACACTTACGTCCACGATTCTGAACACCAGCTAAAATATCTAGTAACACAGTTGTTTTACCTACTCCTGGGTCACCTATACACATAATATTAGTTGCACATGGTATACCACCTTCGTGTGAAATCAGGTCATCAACAATCATACCACTCTTCATTGTATCCATCATTCTTGGATCAATATCTAAATCATTCAACTTAACAATTTCAAAGTCAATTTTAGCAGGAACAGATACTTGATACTCCATAACCTGATTTTTACGTGGTCTACCTCTTCTTTTACCTGTATTCATACTTGTGTTTTTATTTATATTTAAATTTAACATCTCAGTTGCGGTCATTTGTTTTTTCTTTCTTCCCATTTTCTTACTTACTTTCTTATATAATAAAGATAGCATGAGAGTCGTGGTCATCCTCACGGATTTTCCACGAATTTCACGTTATAAGACGTTGATTTTCAACGTTCTATAGGACGTTAATTATCAACGTTCTATAAACAATTATGTTTTTGTAGGATATTACGTAACTTTGTTATGTCGTCTTTTGTGTATTTATCCTGGTTAATTTGATCACAAATATATGCGGCTTGTTTTATGTCACGTTCTAAATAAGAAATACGTGATGAGTGATCTCCAGTTTTTTTATTAATCCAGAAATGTAATTTATTCATCAAACATGTTTTAGTTACACCAACTAACTTTCTATTTTCGTTATGTTGTAATTCTTTATTATCAATTCCTTCTCCTAATACACCACTTAAGTCAATAGAGTATTTTTTAAGGTCTTGTCCCTTCTTATCACGATGCAGCATCTTGTCTGCAAATTTTTCAAATGGGTTGTGCATCGGTCCATATAAGGGTTGTTTCGTTAAAAATTAGTTTAGTAAACTAAACTTTTTATACATAAACTCATTCCAACATAAGCAAACTGCTTCAATTGTTGTTTCTTCATTATCAATCACATTATTTTCAATCATTGCCTCAATTATTCGTTCTGTATGTTCTCTACAATCAACATGATATTGTTCATGAATACCTTCAGGAACATATTCATTAACATACTTACTAATAATTTCTCTAGTTGTGTAATCGATATTCATGTTATAAATATTTAATTAAACATAATTAGTTAATCAAGGTTAAAAAAGCCCCGATGTAGAAACATCAGGGCGATAAATAAAAATTAAAAGTATGAAATCTTAAATATTTTTAAATAAATCGTTTGGTGAGAAACAATCATAATAACAAACCCATTTATACTTTCTTTCCAACTTATTTGCCTCTCGTTCCATTGGATGTGATTTATAAGTATAAATTTTATCTAGTTTTTGATATTGTTTTTTAATACTGTGATACCTGTAATGTACAAACTCATGAATAATAGTTGATATGAAACCTAAAATTGTTCTATGATGTTTTTTACAAACATGTATTTCATTTTTCCATGGATCATAAAAACCAGCATATTGAGCTTTTTTATGAAACACTAACTTAGGATATGAACCATTTATAGGACTAACACCAAACTGTTTTTTACACCAGTTAAATATTTTAATAGCATTTGATCTTGTTATGTCATCCCTAGTTAACATATTATAATCCATTTAACATATCTCTAATTACAGCACATTCTTCATACATTTCATTTTTAACAAAAACATCTAAACATGTGTTTAATGATGTTCTCCATTGGTCACGCTCCAACACAAAATCAATAATATCATGATTACCTACTTTGGCTGAAAACGCGGTTACCTTTTTTCTATTTCTTTTATCATAAAATGCCTTTTTGATTTGAGTATATACTTCTATAGATATATATAAATCTTTGCCTTCAACCTTTAATTTAAGGTCACCAACTGATTTGAATTCAAATACTTTGGCCATGGCATTTTGTTATAAATATTTTAAAGCTGGGAGTACTATTTAACGTACTCCTCAGCTAATGTCCAAAGCGCTTCATTGATTTTTAAGTCCATGCTAAAGTTTTTAATTGCTCTAGCTTTACGAACCCTAGCACCCATTGTATATGAACAATTACCACCAATCAATTTTTCTTGAACTCGATTGAATACAGCCCATAAACTGTTACCAGCATCTTCATTACGTTCAACTTTAATTAGTTCATCAATATCAACCTTAACATTTTCACCAAAACGAACCAGTGCTGCTCCTTTAGCAAATTTCTTTACTTGCCAATCACTCAATTCAATATTTTGAAACTCATTAATTTTCTTAACCAAACCTGGAAACGCCGCTACAGCATCAGATACTTTTTGTTGTAGTTCAGCAAATGTATAACCCATATGGCGTAATTTAAAATCACCATAGTTTTGATCCATAACAACTAATCCATTTGAACATACCAATCTGAATAATCCAATTTGGAATTTAAATGAACTCAACCCGTCATGGCTATTTGTAAGTAATATTTGTGGGTAAACATTATCACCATTTGAACCAGTGATTTCAATACTTGGATTAAAAAACTTAATCATGTGGCGTTGATAACCAATTGTGTTCTTTTTACGAGCTTTGATTTCAACCGCTTGACATGGTTTCCAACCTAATTGAATCATGTCATTAATTACCTTGTCGGTGGGGATGTGTACGTAATGTTTACTGAGATTACCTTTTTGGTTTGTTTGGAAAACACTCGGAGCGGTTTTCTTGATGTCCGCCATGGACAGCTCATTAAATACTTGTTTCATAACTTTTATTTTTATTTATACCTAAATATAAAATCCTTATTTGGGTCGATAATGGCTAATCCTAATTTCTTCTTTCTTAGGAACCATAACTTGTTCTTCTTTTTGTTGTCTAGCTGCTTTAATTCTACGACGTTCCAATTCCAATTGTTCAGCTAAAGTAAGATTACTTGGATCTTTGTCTTCTAATCGCTGATGTTTTTTACCTTTACGGTTAAGTTTTTCAGCTTTGTTTAACCACCTGTCTTGCTCATCTGCGTAATTTACGTGTCTTCCCATATTTTTTAATTTTTATTTATAATTAAATTTAACATGAGAACCCGGGTCAATCAATCACAATCGATTAATCATTGTGACCAATTCATTATAAGAACACACCCCAGTTCTTCTATTGACCACAACTCCATCACGTTCAAATATAAGTGTAGGGACACTCATAACTCCATATTGTAATGCTAAATCTTTATTTGAATCAACATCTACTTTTTGATAATTAACTCCTGTTTCCAGTACTGCTTTATCAAACGTTGGTCCAAACATTTTACAAGGTCCACACCAAGTGCTTGTGAAATACTTAATTGTCAACATAATATTAATTTTTAAATTTCCAAATATAATTATAAGCGGTTTTTTGTTTTCCTCTACATACAGCTCCTATTCCATCACTACTAGGTTTATTAAAAAATAATTGTGCTTCACTTTGTGAATTCCATTCTTTAATAAAATTACCTTGTTTATCAAATTGTAAAACAGGTGTCACCTGCCAAGTGTTTTTTCTGCCTAATAAATGTCCTCGCTTGGCTTTTATTTTAGCTTTATGTCCTTCAGATAATTTTTTCCCTTTAATAGGACTTAATCTACCTTTATTAGTTGCTGATATTTTTTTACCTCGTTCTTTATTGTTTTTTAATTTTATTTTCATTTCATCAGTCCAATACTCCATTCCCCCTCCTCCTTTCTTATTATTATTTACTACTTTAAATCCCCATTGTCTAAACTGTTCTAACCAATATGATTCTAATGGTTCCCAATCTTTACGAATCAATGAATCAACTTGGTCTATAACATTAAATTTAATTTGATTACCATATATTCTTTTATGATGATACTCTCTAATATCTGGGGATTTTGTTTTACCTATATAAACATTATTAGGGTTATTATAACAATTTTCTATTAAATATATATAAGTCATCTATTATAAATATCCCCACATCAACATAAGGAATACTCAACGCCAAAATTGATACCAACGTTTTCTTTTAGGCGGTAAACATTGGCTAAATGGATTATCACCAAATGATGCTCTTCCATAATATTTAGATGTCATCATATTAAGAAACACCTCATGATAATGTTCTGGTATAGTAGAGAAATCAGCTATGATTTTTATATCTAGTTGAATTGGTTCAATACTTCCATTCATTAATACTAATGTTTCTTTTAATTCAACATTTTGAGATGATTGAACTGTGTAATTACTACCATTACCTAGATATATTTCATTCATATTATTTGTTTTTAATGTTAGGGGAAGATGTGTTGAGAATAGATTATTAAAGTAAAGTTAAGACGTGAATAACAAGGTTTACTACGATATAAAAAGATATAGCTGCTACGGCAAGTGACCCAAGACATAAAATATTGCATTTTTTGTTTTCCCCCATATTACATTCTTCATCTGTTATATTTTCTAACTTTGTCTGTTCTTCTACTTGACCGTAACTTTTCATTTGATTAATTTCATTAATCAGATCGGCTACTAATCCCTCTGATTCTTTAGTGCTAATTTCGATTTGTTTTGTTTTGTGTGTTTCCATATTATCTGTTTTAATGATTATTTGGCATTACGGTATTCCTCGTACTGACTATACTGTCGGTACGGAGTTACCCAACTTATAGCAGTTTTTTTATAGTTTGGTGCATAATCACATAAGTATCCGGCTAATTGGAATGGTTCATATCCGTGGTCTACTATTATTTCTTTCACAAGTTTTTTAATGTATGTCTCATCATCCCCACTCTTGTAGTCTTTTAAAATCTCTTTTAACTCCATCATTTTATGAAACTGTGGAGATTTCAAAAACTCTTCGTGTCTATCATTGATATTCTTAATAGCGAAATACTCGTATATCTGTACACCTGTAAATACTATTACAAGTATAAGTACAACATCTGTAATAAGTTTAATAACTTTTAATGTTTTCATAGATTAAATTTAATGGAAGCCCTGTCACAGCTTCCCGTTTAGAATTAAGCTTTTAAATAATCTTGACATTCACGAACTACTACAAACTCCTTTCTTTCTTTTTCGAGAGCCATTTCTAATTCATAAATGCGACCTGCAATAATCTCTAATTGCTTGTCAAGCTTGGTGATTAATACTTCTTTTTCCATTTTATTTATTTTGTTGGTTTAAAGTTGATTGTTACGTTTACTAATTGACCATCATCTTGTCTAGTCCAAGTTATGCTATCTACACTGACAAGATTGATTCCCATATTATTTGGAATTACACCGATTGGGAATGGGCATTCTGCCCCATTAGTAATCTCTTCTACTGTTTTTGTTTGTGTTTTCACTTTAATTATTTGGTTAACCTATACACCATAAGGTTTTAATGGTTATTTAATTTTAACTACTTCAATTAGTTTCTTAAGACAAGCAAGTTCTGCTTCTTGGCAGGTATTAAACTTACTATAATATCCTCCATCTGTAAATGCTTCAAAAATTCCTGAATCGTATTTTACATAACAGACTAATCCATACTTCTCCCTAAACCACCTAAACGCTTGTTGGTAGAGTGGAGCGAGAGTATAAATATCTTCGGGCAAGTTTATCATTTCATAAATTTCTGTTGTGGTTTCTTTAATAAAGAGATTCGCATTATCACTGCCTAAAATATTGTGATAATAACCTAAACAAGGCAAATCAAAACCTAACTCTTTAAGTCCTAATGCTTGTTCGTAGGGGATAAATTCTTTTTCCATATTATTAATTTAAATTATTTAGATTGAATAACCAAATTTTTCTCTTTAAGTGCTTTAACATGTTTACAATTACCTTTACTTCTCCAAAATCCCATACATGTACATTTATATGTTTTCTTATTTGGATCATAAGTGGTTTTATACTTACCCATTGATCCATCAATATGTTCAATTATTTTTTTAGCTTTAGGTCTAATCCAAACAACATCATCATAAGTTGTTTGTGGATGAACTTCAATCCACATTGGTACTAGATATTTTTTATTATCAGTAGGTGAAGCAAATATTGTTGGAGGTAAATGATGTTCAATTTCATATTTATGAATACTTGCTCTAGATGACACTATATTATCTTGTTTAGGATGAATTGTGAGTGGTTTGTTTGAGTGAACAATTTCATTTGTGGACCGTCCATCACCATAAACAATTTCTATATTGTATAACATAACCTTAATTTTAATAAATATAGATTATGAATTGAGGTCAATTCCATAAACCTAATTGTTCATGATTACCATAATAACCATTCCAATCTAAATTATGGGTTTGGCCAAATACAGATATTTTTATTTTATTATAATAAACCCAATCGGTTAATAAAAAGGGTCCTATAGGTTCAACTTTATGTATTTGGTTTGTTTTAGGATCTATTCTTGGTTTTCTTCCTATTCTATAATCAATACATTTTTTTAAAACACCTGGTTTAGATATTATAAATGGATCATCTAATAAAATCATAGACTGATTATCAATATAAGAACTTTGATATGTTGGATCTAAAAATGATATTGAATTATTATGAGTTAGTATTAAATCAACATCATTAAAGTTATACTCATTCATTATTTGTATAAATGGTTTTTTCCATTTAATATCTAGATCAGTAAATACACCTCCAAATTTATCTAAAATAATATATTTAGCTAAATTAAATTTACTTATAAAATTTAAAGTATAATATAAGTCTAATAAGTTATATTCAGTTAACAATTTAATAACATCATTATCAGACCAATGAGTAAAATGAAAACCAGGATTTAGTTGTTGGTGTGTTTTTATATTTGAATGATATCTAATTGGTATATCACTCCCTAACCATATTGTATGTACAATCATACTTTAGAAATGAATTCTGAGCCTGGCTCATTATCATCATTATCCATTATGCCTAGGTTCTGTAGATGTTCTTTATAGTAATCATCTATTTCCCAATCTGATTTAGATTGGAATGTTGATGGATTATAATCTTCAATATGTTGAATTTGTTTATCAGTGAATATATTTCCAACATAAAGAAAATAATGGTTATAACAAAGTAACTCTAAATTATCTAATGTCCAGTTTTTCTTATTACCATCCTTAAAGTTAAGTATAAGTGGTACTTTATAATCTACTACTCTACGCTCTTGGAATTGACATTTAGAACAACATTCTTGTAAATAACTTTCTTGTATTAATCTATTCTTTAACTTCTCAGGTGTATATGAGTCAATAGGTACTCTACCCTCAATTATATCTTTTAAAGCTGGTTCTTTACCTTTATTGGATAAAAATTTAGCTATACCTTTACCTGATTGATTTTTATGTGACTCAAATAATGTTATTGAGTCAGGATCATTATCGTCTACTTTATAATTTTTAGCCCATTTCTTATAATGAATATATGAACAATGTAAATAACGAGCCGCTGCCCTATTGGACTTGGTCATCGCCATTGCTCTTTCAATATCCGATTTTAATAATGGTTTAGCCTTCATTGTTTGCCTTAATATTAACTAACACATTCCATATATCTTCTGGAGTTGTTGATGGTACTAATTCTCTATCTTCATTAAACAATTCATTAAATGACCCATCTGGATTTATTTTTTCATATAAGTACCAACTAATTAATTCATATCCTTCTTTACCAAAATGAAGTAATATAAGTGAATCAATTATTTGTAAATACATTTCATCATAGGTACTAAAATCAAGTTTTAACTCTGTTTGAGTTAAAATAGTTCTAGTTTGAGCAGCTTGTAAAGCAAATATAATTGAAGTAAATAAATCCTTTTGCTTATCAATATAAGCTTTCTTTTTACGTTTAACTGTTGAATTTATTTTCAATAAAGCATCTACTGCTTTTTTTATTTCATCAAAACCTCCTTGTTCCATATTACTTTATTTTATCTATCAATAACTTTATTTTAGAACATTCTTCATATTGTTCACTTTCTATAAATCTATCTATACATGTTTGTAAAGCTTGTTTCCATTGGCTTTTATCTAACTCTAAATAATAATCACTTTTAGCTAATTGAAATAAAACAGCTGTTTTACTTTTAGTATTAATAGCATCTTTAATTCCAGCTATTGTTTCTGTAAATACTGCTCTAGTGAATGTTTCATTATCACATAACGCTTCAATATCAGCTTGTCCTTCACCTTTAATTGTGACCACCATTGATGGTATTTGTCTATTTGATTTCTTAGCCATCGACTTTATTTATTATAAATATGAACAAGATTATGTTCATATGTTGTCATGGCGTATATAGAAATTTTAAATATATCTAATTCAAATTCTCCTACCTCACCTGATGTACTTATAATTTCTGGTAATTGAGTTAAAATATTAAATGATTCTTTAGTTAATAAAGAGGCATCAAATTCAACTACAACATCATTATTTAAAGGGGCATTCCATGGTTTGACTCTATCAAGCATATTCAATGTAGTATGTTTTTGTTCCTCGTTTAACCAATCAGCATAATTAGCGTCAGATGAAATCTCTGAACACCATGGTTCTAAAGCGGCTAGCATTTCAGTGGCACAATTACTTACTCTAAATCCTATATTATACTTATGAGGTATAATTGGTTTCATAAACATATCATGCTTAACAAAATGACCCCACTTACGAACAAAATTTCTAGCATTTTTATTTGTTGTATAAAGCCATTCCTCACTATTCTTACCAGCACCACCACCAGCATGCTTATTAAATCTACTACCACGACTAGTGAAGTGATAAACTAAACCATCCCATGATTGAATTACTTTATATCCTTTTAAAACAAAACGATTAAACAAATCACTATCTTCTTTAGACTGAGGAGCAAATAACTCATCATGTCCTCCAATAGCTAAATAATCTGATTTATACATACACCAAGGTGCAAATATACCTTCAGTAAATCTATCTTTATTTAGTTCAATTAGTTTATTACAATACTCTTTAAACTTAGTTTCTTTAAATTGATCAGCTTCAATTCCAAAATCCTCAATTATTTTTTCTGGACCCGAGGGATGTAATGGTGGTTCAATTCTAGTGGCACTTACTATTGTACCTAGTTTAAGATGTTTTAAAATATTTTCATCTAACTTAGGTCCAGCCACCATATCAGCATGAAACGCAAATATAATTTCTGTTCTAGCCATTTCAATACCCTTATCAAACATACCTACAATACCAATACGTTCTGGTCCTGGATTATGATAAGTAATTAAGTCCTCATCATTAAGTGACTTAATCCATTCTTGAGTTCCATCTATACTAGCATCATCTAAAACTAATATTTCATGTTTAGTTTTTAAATCACGAATTGATTTATATGCTAATTGAAGAAATTCTAAATTATTTCTACTTGGTAATACAAATGTTATTTTATCCATTTAGATAATTTTTAATATAATCTTCTAAATTTAATTTAGCTTCCCATCCTAATACTTCTTTAGCTAATGTATCTGTACAAAGTGTAACTTGTGCTTCACCTGGTTTATCATCTTCATAAACTATATCTGTTTGAAACATATCAGCTACTTCTTTAATAGAGTAATTTTTACCTCTACCTAATTCAAACATATGCCCCCAAGCTTGTTTCTCATTTATTAATATTAAAGCATTAATAATGTCATCAACATGAGTAAAATCTCTACGTTTATCACCTGTACCATAAATTGTAAGTGGTTTTTTATTTTCATAAGCTGTTTCCCATTTACCAATCACAGTACAATAAGCACCTTCTTTTAGATGGTTAGGACCATATACATTATAAAAACGAGTAATAGATGCTTTTAATCCATAATGCTGTTGAAATAATGAGATAATTTCTTCACTCACATCTTTACTAAATGTATAAGGATTTTTAAACTTACCTGACCAATGTGAACTGCTACCTGCAAACACTAATGGAATATTTTTATCAGCGCAATATTTAGCTATTAATAAAGTACCATTAGCATTTATCTCAAATGTATCAATAGGTGTTTTGAATGAAGGCTGAATACGAGCTAAAGCAGCTAAATGATATACAATATCAAATTCACCCCATACTGAATAGTCTGTTATGTTTCTAATATCAAACTCAACATACTTAGCTCCATCCAAATGATTTGATTTATAACCAGTAATATAACTATCTACAGATGTTACATCATGCCCCTCACTTACTAGTTTTTTAATTAAATTGGTACCTATAAAACCAGCACCACCTGTTACTAAAATTTTCATAATAAATTAATTACATCTTGTTTAAATTGTTTAACAATAAGTTTACTATTATATTTTTCTTTTGTATTTACTAAAGATTTACTACTCACCTCATTATAAAAATCACTATCATTTAAAAGCAAATGTATAGCGTTTTTAATTTGTTCATAATCATTATATTCAAATGATATGTCTGGAAATATATCTTTTTGAGTATCTAAATTAATATTACCTATTAATGGAACACCTAAAGCACCAAATTCTAAACTACAATTACCTCCAGAAAAATTTTGATGGATATCTATTCCAAATTTAGAATTATATATAAACTCAAACCATTTATTTAAATCCATTCTACTTTTTAACTCTATATTAGATAATATATACTCATCAGGAAATGTTAATAATTCATTAGTTATTGGTCTTTTATAAGACATAGCGTATATAGGAATATTTTTTATATTATCTGAAGCCAGTTTATGAGAAATCATTCCTCGTTGATATCTTTTTATAGGATTAGGAATAACAACATATTGTCCTTCATCAAATTTTTTAGATGACTCAGCTAAAATATTAGTACACCCAGGATATTTAATAAAATTAGAACAAAATACTTCCATTACCTTTTTATCATGCTCACTATGGTAACAAAATGCCTTACATTTAGATAAACATTCAATATATGCTTGTTGAGTTTTCGCATCCCAATCAAACCAATCAAATATATTTGACTCTTGATTAATGAAAATAGTATTATCATCAATAATAGAAAGTAACTTATTTAATTTATTAAACTCATCACTACATGGAGTTTGAACAAATATAATACTGTTTTTAGGTATATCATAAATTTCATTCCAAGAAACTGTTATCCAAGGAAAATACTCAATATATGCTTGAGGTAGTCTATGTAGATCAAATTTATGACTTCCTCTAGAATATCCTAATTCATTTATATAGTAAACATTATCCATATTACTGTTTCCAATCCCATTTACCTCCATTATCATAAAAGTATTGAATTGTTTTCTTCAATGCTTCTTCTAATGATGTAGGTACTTTATCACCTATTACAGAATATAATTTAGTATTGTCTGATTGTAAATGCCATATTTCCCATGGTCGTACTCTGGCTTGATCAACTTCAATTTCTACACTTTCATGTCCTATTAATTTGCCAATCAAATGAGCTAAATCATAAATTTTAATTCCATCCTCACTCCCCATATTATATACTTCTCCAAACTCACCTTTCTCAAGTAATTCAACAGCCATCCTAACAGCATCACCAGCATATTGAAAATCTCTAAATGAGTTATTACCTAACTTTACTTTATTAGATTTTGATAACTGAGAGATAATTTCTGGAATAACATACTCATGTGTTTCTCTTTCACCAACACAGTTAAATTGTCTCATAGCTATAGCTGGTACATTAGCTTCTCTCCATCTTACTTGTACTAAACCATCTGCTGCTAATTTAGACACACCATAAGTTGAATGTGGTTCTACTGGATCACTTTCTTTAATTTTACCTGTCATGTCACCATATATCTCAGCTGATGATACTTGTAATAATCCTTTAACTCCAGCTGTCTGACAAGCATTTAATACTCGTAATACTGATGTAGCATTAATATCAAAGAAATGCATTGGGCGCTCAAAACACTCAGGAATATAAGGTTCAGCTGCGTAGTTAAAAACATATTCAATATTATTTTCTTTTAATATTCTAGATAATTCATTTTCATTATCTCTAATGTCATGCCAAATAAATTTAGCTTTTGAGTTAATGTTTTTTGTCTGTCCTGTAATTAAATTATCTAATACAATTACATTACAGTTTCTTTCATCAATTAAATAATCAACTAAATGGGAACCAATAAAACCAGCTCCTCCAATAACGCATACGTTTGTGTTTACTATTTGTCTCATTTTTATTATTTTTTATTTATATCCAACTATTAAAAAATCTCTAACTTTATTATTATGAAAATATCCTTCACCTACTTCAATATTAGTAAAACCAGCATTCATCATTAGTTCACCTAATGTTTCAGGGCACCAAGCCCATTTATGTCCTGCGGTTGTTTCCCATCCAAATAATTGCATCACACCATTAGCGCTATTTATTTCTTTAGGATTACTATTATCTAATATATGTTTAGCTATAGCTTTAACATTACCTGTTTCTATTATTATTCTACCTTCTTTTTTTAACCAACCAAACCATCTTTTTAATAACATATTCATATCCTGATATGATATATACATTGCAAAATGAGATAAAATAATTTCTTCTACAGTGTTATTTTCCCATTCTAAAGTGAACACATCAGCTTCTTTATCAACCTTCATATTTCCATGATACATGGACTTGTTATCAACATTAATATATCCATCTAGATACATTTGACCAGATGCTAAATTTAGTTTCATAATTGTTCTAATATTATTTTACTTATAAAATCAATTTGTTCATTTGTTAATTCAGTATATGTTGGTAATATAACACCATACTTAGCTAAATACTCTGAATTAGGTAATGGTTCATTAGAGTTAATAAATGGTTGTTTATGTAATGGATAGAAAAAATGTCTATAATCAATATTATTATCTTGTAATGCTTTAATTACTTTATCATAATTATCTTTAACTACAATTGAATAATACCAGTATACATTGTCATATCCTTTACCATTATAAGGTAATTGAATATTTTTATTTAATTTAAGATTTTTATTATAGCGTTTAGCTATTCTTTTTCTATGTTTAATAGTTTTTCCTATATTTTGAAGCTGGCCTAATCCGATACAACATTGTAAGTTAGTCATTCTAAAATTAAATCCTGCTTCAGAATGAATATAACGTTTACGTTCTACAAAGTTGATATTTCTATCTGCTAATAATTGTTTATATGTTTCTTCATCATCTGTTAATACCATTCCTCCTTCACCTGTAGTAATGATTTTATTAGCATAAAATGAAAATGTACTAATATCACCTATTGATCCTGCTTTAACTTCATTATGATAACCACCATGTGCTTCAGCTGCGTCTTCAATTATTTTAATATTAGGATATTCTTGTTTTAACTTAATTATATCATCTGTATTGACTAATAAACCATAAGTATCAACTATGATAATAGCTGATGTATTAGATGTGATTTTACTTTTAATTGTTTTATAAGTAGCATTCCATGTTTTAATATCAACATCACAAAATATAGGTGTTAATCCATTTTTTTCAACTGCGTTTAATAACGAGGTGATAGCCATTGATGGAATTATTACCTCACTATTTTTAGGTAATTTAAGTGCTTTAACAGCTAAATATAACGCTGATGTTCCACTATTACAAGTAACACCATATTTTCTTCCACAATATGAAGCAAATGCTATTTCAAATTCTTCAATTTGTGGTCCATAAGCTAGATAATTTTCTTTAATAGCTTTGATAGCTAATTGTTTATCTTCTTTATACAAATATGGAATGGACATTGGTATCATTTCAATAAATTTTTTTGGTATAAAATAGGTCCAATAGTACCTTTATGATGAATCATGAAGTCACCTAACACAGATGCTTCAATTACTCTACTTCCAATTGGAGATATTTCACCCATTGGGTCACAAAGATTATTATATTTTAAATTTAATTCTTTTCTCACAGCATCAAAGGTATGACAATCTGTTTGGTATTCCAAATTTAATATGTCTTCTTTTATCCAGTATTCAAAATTTCGTTTTATAAATTCTTTTGTACCTGGTTTATTCATATTAAAACCTAAGTATCCTGTTTCAGTATGAGTGTCTTTATTTGTTGCTTCTACAGTTCTAGTATGAACATATTCACCATTTGGAGTATATGATCCATGTCTCATTAGTTTAAAATTTTCTCTACCTAAGAAAGCAACATTGTAATCTGACAATATGGAGTCAAAGAATGATTCTTCTACTTTATCAATGAATAAACAATCTGAATCTATTGAACTAAAATTACCATCTATAACTTCAGAAGCATACATCATAGCTACTACAGGTCTAAACCATTTAACACTTCTAGGGCTACTATATTCATCTGTAAATGATATTTTAGGACTCAATGTTTTATCAACATATGGAATTATTTTTTCATTATTATACTCATATGTCATTAAATTAACTATTACTATACTAGGCTCATTAACCCATTCAACTAACCAATCAGGATAAAACTCAGTATATGGATCATCTTCATTTTCAAAAAATACATATAATTTATGTTCATTTGAATTTTGAGTTTTAATAAATGACTGTAGTAAATTCCTGCCACATATTTTATATATCTCTTTAGTAAATGTTGTTACAAAATTCATATTACAAATTTATTTTGACTGTTTCCTATAATAGATAAATTATAGTAAGAATTTTTATGTATGTCATCAAAAACTTTATTTTTAGATCTTCTATTTCTAGGACTAATAGAACTATCTTCACCTAAAATATAGTTTCGTTTATTTGGATGATTTCTATTATGTACTTTTAATATGTTTTTTATTACAAATTGTTTATAAGAAGCACCCATAATAACCTTTATCATATCTTGAAATGATGTATCCTCACCTGTGCCTTGAACAGCTGGAGGTATATTAATACCATTCAATAATAAATCATTTGATATGGTTAATAGTGATCCATCAAATTTAGGTTGGTCTATTATTTTAATATCATATTCATCAGCTTGATTATTAATATCATTCATTTCACTTTGATTCATATAATACCAAATACTAGATTTATCATTCTTACAAGATGGATCATCAGCTTGTTTAAAAACATTATTAGTAAATAAGTTATGTTCTAAAACTTTCCAACTATTGTCCCACATTTTTCTAACAGCAAATGTTAAACAATATCTATTTATATTATTAGACTTAGCATAGTTACTAGTTGTTTCTAAAACATCAAAATATTGTTCAGGCATCATACAATCACTTTCTCCCCAAACTATAAAATCATGAGTTAAACAATAGTTGTAATTTAAATCTCTTCTATAACTTCCTATTGAATATAATTTATCTGAGTCATCATATGTTTTAGTTATAATATTTAACCCATCTAATGGTTTAACACAATTATTGTTATATAATTCTATAAGTTTATCTTTAGTAATTGACATATCAATTTTTTCAGAGTACTCAGATAGATTTAATAAAAACTCAATAGTGATATTTTCTTTATTTTCAATAAAAGATGTAGCTGATTTAAGAGAAGATACAAAATCTTTAATAGCATCTAACTCATAAAACATTACCATTGTACCTATAACATACTTATTTTTTAATAGCATATTTTTTATTTTCCATAACTTAAAATAATTCCTTCAGGTCCTATTAATTCAAAACTATGAGTATCACTAGTTTTAAATGTATGTCCTTTAGGTTGTCCAATATAACATTCTACTTTTAGACCACTTTGAATTGACTCATCAATAGCTGCTCTTACACCATTAAATTCTGGATGTGAATAATCATCAAATATTAAATAAATTCCTTTATCAGGATTAAAAAATGAAAGTGCTCGATTTATATCTTTAATTACACTATCATAATCATGTAGACAATCTATAACTACTATATCAAAGTATTTAGGACAAGAAATATAAGTTAAATCAGAATAAGCATTCCCATTAATAAATTCTATATTACTTCTCTCACTACAATGTTTTTTAGCCTCAGCTACATTATGTTCCATCAGTTCAACAGTGTAAACTTTATTTGAAACATAAGATAATATTAAAGAAGTTAAACCTTGATTTGTACCTATTTCTAAAGATTGATCAATTTGTTTATCAACTAAAAAATCATATAAGTTTTTCTTAAATATTCTGCTAGTAGTACTTTTCCATCTTAATTCTTTATCAGGAAGAGTATTTAATAATTGGTCTATGTTCATAATAAATTAATTATAAAGTTTGTTATAGGTACGTTCCATCCAATAATAATCATCTCTAGGATTTTGAGGTATAGCATTAAAATGATATATCCATCCTGCTTCTAAATAAATTAATTCATCTGGCCACCAAGCATGACCTGGGAGATGAAGCATGTGTTTATCAAACATTGATTGAAGATTATAACAATCTGGAAGATATTTAACTTGGACATTATATTTTTGTAAAAGATAATTTATTATAGTTTGATCAGTACCTGCTTTAATTTTAGCAGCTA